AGCAACCATCGAGTTTGAATACCCATAAGGAGAATTAGCCCTCTTCATAAAACGAGGGACAAAGAAGGGAAACTCCTCGTAACCTCCCTCTGTCATTTTCTTCTTCGCCTTCTTATCTATGTAAATCGATTCCCAAGGATAGTTCTTTGCATCTTTCTTAGCAGCATCTCTTTCATACCGAGGGGCTACAACATGCAAAAATTCAAAAAGGTCATCCTGCTTCTGATTCTCAAAGGCTTTTCTTACTTCTTCACTTACTCTTGATCTTCCCCATTTTTCTATAGCCTGTTGAGCAGTAAGTTTGAAAGTACGAATATTCGTATCAACAATTCCCCTCGAGTTCTCAACAATGCAAGATTCAAAGAGATCCCGACAATAGAATCTTACATAGTCATCCGGGTCCTCCTCCTCATACATGTTAGCAGTTCCAAAGACGATGAGATCAACATATATCTCATGAACAGGTTGATAGAAATTTGAGTTCGCAAGGACTTCGTAGATTATATCTTCTTGTTCCCTAAGCCATCTCTTCTTGCTCTCCTCCAACCTAGGATCGGCAAATCCTAATCCAAACCATCGTGAGGCAGGATTAGTCATGTATGCATACATACCAGAAGCAAAGATCTGTGCCGCATGTATTGCTGTAGAGTCATATACATCAGGGGGGAGAAGAGCCCCAGGCACTTGCTCACTGATTACATGGGCCTTCAGGGGCAGACAATAGTAGCCAAGGATCTGCCAATGAGTGTCCCAAGAAGTCCTTTTGTCTTCAAGCTTTCCAGCTCTAGTAATATGTTGTGTTGTAGTAGCCATATTCTATTTCCCCAACAGGGTAGGTTTTTTTGTTGGGGCCTCTCCTGTTAGTCCAAGGGGGGAAGTCAGAACAGTAGACTCGGTAACCTTCTTCTTTCTTATCTTTCTCTTCTCTTCTGTTTTGATCTCCTCCTTCTTCTCCGCCTTTGCCTTTTCTGGAGGCTTCTCCTTGATAACTGTTGGAGTCTTAGGCTTCTGTAGAGCTGTCACAGACCCTTTAAGGGTCTCTTGGATCATTGGTATTATTACACTCATGACATCATCCCTCCCCCTGTTATTCGTTTTTTCTCCTCAAAGAAAGAACCTACATGTCCCTTAGCTCTTCGAGGAAGTTGAGCAATACTTCTTTTTACCCCAGCTGAGATTCTCTCTTTGTAGTAAACCGCCATCATCAGGGAGTCTGCATAGTTGGGAGATTTTCCAAGTCTCTTCTTCATATCCTCCTTCGCTTCGATCTTCTTTCTCCCCTTAGAATCAAAAGTAAACTTAATACCCAGAAGCTCGTTCTTTATCACTTCCTCATTGATTATCTTCAACCAGCCTCTTTTTATAAGGTCAGCTATCTCGAGAAATCCTTCTGAGCGACGGTTAAAAAACTTGTCCTTATGTCTAGCAATCTTACCCCCCCTAAATTCGAGAACAGTCTTCTTCAACTCCCTCATGCGGTCAACGGGTCCCGATCCCATCCCGTCTCCGTCAACAACTAATACACTCGGCTTTATTCTGAAAGATAGATCAAGAAACTTCCCTGTTGTCATCATGAGATCTGAACCCCTCCAAGACTCAGCATGAGTTTCTTCAAAGCGATGAGATCCTCTGGCCTCTAAAAGAGTAGCTACATTTAAATCATTTCCGAAGCGGGCAACATCCAAAGCTAGTATGGCCCCACCGGGGCTACCCAGCTGAGAAGAAATGAGAGAAGTGGAGATGCTGATATCATCCGAAGTAAGGATATAGTCATCGCCCTCCACCACATCATGATTGTTCATTACAAATTGCTTGTAGTGGTTTGGGGCTTCATGCTCCATCTCCCGAAGGTCCTCAATAAAGTCAGCAGGTAGATTGTGAGCATTGTCAAATGTGGTTGCCTGGAAGGCTTCATAGTTCTTCCTAGGATTCCCTATCCACAAATTCCAAATCCAATTATGGCCATTTGCATTTGCGATAACTACTCCCTGACGTAGGGGGGCGTTCTTACGACGGAGCCTGTCTCTAAGAAAGGTAAACTCCTCATCGGTTTCAAACTCCTCAGCCTGCTCAATGCCAAAGGCAGTTAGGTTTACATTCTTCAGTACCGCCAGCTCAGACCCGTGACGAAACATAATACAAGAGCCATTTGGGAAGTTGTAGTCCTTCTCTGAATTTATTCCTACCCCGAAGTAACTTGTAAAGTCCTTGATTGTTGAGTCTCTAAGATCAGTAAATTCTTTTCTTACTATCAAGACAAGAGAATCTGGATACTTTTCACACAATCTCCAAATCTTACTCAACATCATCATGGTCTTACCCGTCCCGATCCCGGCAATCAGGGCGGGGTACCTCTTCTCAGATAAGAGAAGATTCTCTTGATAAGGATTAAGCTTTATGCGGATATCAGGCATTCTTATCTATGCTCCCATCTGAGAATTCGAATATCAATCTATTTCCCTCCGGCCCTGTAAGTTCTGTTCTCTTCGTATACCCACGATGCTTACCCTGAGTCTCAAGAGCAAATTGGATAGCTGGCCACTTATCTGCAAGGACCCTTCCATCCAACTTATCCTCAGCTATATCCAGACGGAGCTCTTGAATCTCCTCCTTGAGAGAGGTCAGCTCCTCACTATCTCGAACCTTCTGCCTCAGTGTACTCGGGGTGATCCCTAAAATAATTGCCGCATATGAAATTTTCCCCCCTGCCGCCACCAAGGCTCTGGAGACCGCCTCTGTTGTCAGGACTGATCTCTTCCTTCTCTCCGCAGGAAGAAGAAAAGACTTCGCATGAGGTTTATGGGGTCCCTCTCCCGAAAGAACTTCATCAATAACACGAGAGATTCTCTCCTGCCGAGTTTCCCCAGGGTCATTGATGAGCTCTGTCTTCTTCTCTTTTCTCTTTGCTTGTGCCATGTTACTTCTTCCTTCCTATAAAGAAATACTTAATCCCCAGAAGGATGACTATTGTTGTAAGGACCCCAAGCACGATGAGGTAATGGGTACTTACTTGAATTTGAATCACGATGCTTACCTCCTGTTGTGATCATGTTATACAGTATATCATAAATATACAAGAATGTAAATGGTAAAATGACAAGAGAAGGATAACCTCTTGATATCATTAAGATAAAACTTTACACCCCCTGCTACAGGTAGGTTTAGCATCTCTTGTATATCTTATTAGACTCTAGGTAGGTTCCTTTCTGGTTTCCTCTATAGAAATAGGTACCGGGAGGCTCCCCTAGCCTTGCATGTTTAAGGTTGAATTCTCCGTGCCTTACTTAAGGTTGAATAAAATAACCTTTGCGTAACCTAACCTCTACCTCAACCTTGCCTTTTAAGGCTACCTCTTTAGGCTACTAGGCATACTAGTAGACTAAGTCTATAGTTAGAGGCTGTTAGGCTACCTTATGTACCTGGAGACCTCAACCTCTCCATGTACCTAAGACTCAAAGTTTATTCTAGGTCTATATATACCCCCAGGGCACCTGTTTCGGACAGCATACCCCTCTTTCTACACCCCCTGGTGGTTCTTCCTCCATAGAGAGATAAGGGGCTGATTTTGTTAGCCTTTTGGCTCTGGGTAGTATTTTATTTCACACAGATACTTTATTCTACCTCAACCCTTTCCCCATCCCCAACTCCAACTTACTGGAATCGTTGGCGTTTGTGGGTTTTTTATTCGAGCGGGTGGATTTTACTGGATTTTTCTTTTTGGGCGGGGTAAAATGAAAATAAAAACGACAAACGGGAAGGAGGTGATAAAAGTGAGAAAGATAAGGTCGGGTCAAGAAGAGGAAAGAATCTATGATTCCCAGGCGGAGGAAATCGAGAAAAAGTATGGAAAGAGAATCTCGGACCACGCCAACTACGGCTGGGGTGTAGATGGTTATGTCGTCTGTACCAAAGTCTATGAAACTGGCAAGATTCTATCCAGCTATTATGTAAGTGATAGAATCATCCACGAATGGGAGGACCGTTAGAAGTAGAGAGAGAATCA